ACATACACGAATCTTAAACCCTCGTGTTTTTAATGAAAGAATATAGTCTTTAACTTCTGTAAAGTCTACAGACTTATCTTTTGTTGGGGTCCAGAATCTAACGGCATCTATCTCAACAATTGGTGCTGGTTGAGAATAGGTGTCTGTTACTTTTACATTAACCCATCTGTTTACGTGTGCCATTGCAACTGCACAATGGTCATGCTTTTGAGCAAGGTCAACGTGTATAAAATATTCTTTGTCTGGATCTGGTAAAAACCATTCCTCTAGTCTGCCAAAGTTATCTACAGCTAGGTGTGCTTTGTTAAATGCTTTCTCAACTTTTTCTTTTGATTTAAAGAATGCGTCTATAGCATCTGGTGGCATGCAAGCAAAACGTGACAAAGCATCCTGTGGATTTGTAAAGAAGGCAACCTTAAAGTCATCAATCTTTCTTACGGGATTAACTTCCCACGTTGGCCTTCTTAATGCATAGACCCTTGGAATCTTGTATGAAACTATGTGATCCTCTTCCCATTGAATCTCAAACTCATTACCTTGCGTTCCGTCTGGAAGGTCTTCATCCATTTTAAATTGATGATCACGGACTACCGTTTCTACCTCTGCAACAACAGCGTTGTATCTCTGTTGGATATAGTCGTTTTTATATCTAGGAAACGATAGGAGAATAACCTTACCAAAGTCTGGGAATCGAGAGTCTACCGATGCACGGTACATATCATATATCGCCGCACCTGTTTTTGCTTGGTCATGGCCTGTTGTGTTTTCAATTGCAAAGCCAGAGATCTCGTCAAGAATAACAACGATAACGTTATATCCTTCCCAAGCTTCACGCTCAGAGTGACCAGAGTGTACTGTTATTGCTTTATCAAACTTAACTTCCGAGGCCTTGTCGGTATACTTACCAGCAAACCAAGGTGACTTTTCAATTCTTGTTTTAAATCCTTTAAAGAATACGTTGCTTGCCTGCTGTGAGTTAATAGCAATGTTAATAATATCAATGCTATCCCCTGGAGGCTTTCCGTAATATGTGGCTGGATCCTTTAAGCACAATAGTAAATATACTATATATGAAGTTGCAATAGTAGAGCAGTAATCTTTGCCCGAACCTTTTCCTAGCTGAGCAACTACTTCATTTGCAGTTTGCTTAAATCTTACTCTTCCTTCTTCTTCTCCAAATAATTTGATGAGTGTTGATTCTTTATAGATCTGCGAACTCTTTTCGATAAGCGTATACTGGTAGTCGGAAAGTTCTGGAAGCCCAAGGTATTCTGGACTTCTAACAAACGTTTTAAGATCGACTGGTTTTTCATCGAATTCCTCTCCGTCAAGCATGTCGATAAGGTCACTGAAATCAAACGACATCGGCTTCCTCTACTGGGACTGACTCAATTATTCCAGTTATTTGGGACAATCTCTTTGCAACTTCCATCTTACACTTAGGACATGTTGATGTAGTCTCTTTTAAAATTTTAACAAGAAGATCTTGTTTGCGTTCTGTCTCTGCAATCTGTGATGCAATTTCATTATTCTCAAGTACGCCGATTGATTGAAGCATTGCAATTCTTTTAGTCTCTATGTCTGCAATAAGCTTTAATGCGCCAGACTTTATTCCAAGTTGGCCAGATTGATCTGCATCTTCTACAGTCTTCCACGCCTCTTTGATAAGCATGGCATAGTGTTGATCCGCCCCTGAGATAGCCTCTCGGGCACGATCTCTGATGTTGTTATCATTATGGACAACGTCTTTCCAGTCATCGATTAGCTCAACGACCTCTTTGCGCTGTATTCCTGTAGTGGTGGCAATCTGTGTGGGTGTGCTTCCTTTTAGAAGTTCTTCGACAACCCTGTTCATTCTGTCAAAATGATCTGACAATTCTATTTCGCTCATTAATACAGTATACTTTCAGTCGACTAAAATGTCAATCAGAATTAGCCCTAGCAATCTTATATAGGACTAAATATCCAATTAAATCGTCAATATCGTTGTCTCCAGCAAAGCCTTGGTTATTCTTTACCCTATTTAACTTATCATCAATACGAACTTTTAATTGTTCTGTTGAATCCGCCGTTGAAAATATTCTAATTGGATCTAATGCTGAGTTGCCATATGATATATTTTTTTCAATTAACATGTGTGCAATCTCATGGCATGCTCCCCAGATCTTATTACCTGCTGGGGCACCCGTAGACTGAAGATATAAGTCACTACAATTAAAATTCTTTACATCTGGAAATACTGGTCTTAGCATTACCGCCTCCTAATTAATTGGAACTGTTCTAGGTATCTCTGTATGGTCATAGCAGAGACTTTGCACTCTTCGGCAATTTCAGTTACCGTTTTCTTCTGTACTACATATCTTCTATGTAGCCAATCTTTACTTTGATATAGCTTCATCGTTCCGTCAATATACTATTAGAGTAATGTGCGATACCAAATGAATCTGCAACATCAAAATCTGTCAATGATAAATTATACTTCTTGTTAAAGTAGTCAACCGTTCTTTGCTTACGCATATTACGTAATTGATTCTGATACCAAGAGTCTGCGTAACCTGGATTCTTAAATCTAATAGCCGCCTTCTCTTCTTTTGTAGGGTTCTTGTTGCCTATGTATGCCTGCCAAGAGGACGGGGCTATTGTAATAACCTTTGCTCCTGTAGACATTAGTTCTGCAATAACAACTCCATAAACATATGATAGTTTAATTACAGCATCTGCAGACTTTACAAATACTGCACCTTCAACAACAATATAATCTGACTTAAGTTCATCTAGCATTAAAGCCATTTTGACTTTTGCATTATGAATCTTATCATATATATCCTCGCCTGACAAGTTAATCTTGCCCCACTTTAATGGAACATCGTTCTCCATCAAGCAAAAAGCAATAGAGTTAGTAGAGGCATCTATACCCAATACTCTATTAGCCTGTGTCTTCTTTAAACTAGCTAATGTCATCGATCATCCTAAATAACTTATTCTTTAGATCTGCATTGATAGTCTTCTCGCATGTTGAGCAAAAGTCAGAGTTATTATATCTACTTAACTGTGACTTACATTTAGAGCAAGGCCTTGCAGCACCATTTCTAATTGCCTTCTTCTCATAATACTTTTCCATAATTCTTCTGTTGGTTGCAACACGGCAACACTCATCTGTACAGTATTTTTGATTGTGCGTCTTAGGCACAAAATCTTTTTTACATTCAGAGTTAGCGCAGATCATATACTAGATACCGAAAACAAATCAATTTCAACAGTGCCTACAGGTCCACCCTTTGCGTAGCACTCCTTCTTAACTGGGCAGTAAGTACAAGGCATCTTTGATTTAGTTGCACCTTCTGGTCTCTTAGGAAGATCTCCGTCTTTAAAGTTATCCCAAACTTCGCATAGCCAAGCAAATGTCTCCTCGATAATCCTTGTATTCTTTTCGTTCATAGAAATTGGAATGACCAGAATCTCTTGGGTATTCTTATTCTCATATAGGAAGAATCCCTCCTTGGCCTTCTTTAATTTCATATAGGTCAAGAGTTGTAGCATATGATTTTCTGTAGGCTTCATCTCCGATTGTCTAGTATCCCAAACCTCTTGCTTAGCCGTTTTAATTTCACCAATTACTGTCTCGCCATCATACTCCATAATAAGATCTATGAAGCCTCTGATTGGTGGGTACTCACTAATAATTTCTTCTTCTTCCGCTCTCCACTCTGGCATAGTAGAAATAAGTTTCTGCAATCTTTCATGCGCCTGAGTTCCCTGCGCCATGTTAGCAACTGCAACTGCATCGTTATCATCAATAAAAACTGCTCCAGAAAATGCCATGTACCAGTATCTAGGGCACTTGCCGTGACCGTAGCCCAATGAGCTCGGACTAAACGACTTCTTAGTCATTGACCCATCTGCACGTTTTGTATTCCTATATGACTCATCAAGAAGTTGAGCAAACAACTCGGGGTCAAAAAATTTCCCTGTGTGCTTTTTAAATTTAAGGTTCTTTACAATTTCTCTAGCCATTTATGAGTTATACCTAACGACATACTTAAGTGCATCTACAAGTTTGTCTATGGACTCCTTTACTGAATAGTAAACATTTTTCTTATTGTTATTTGGTGTTCCTGCTTTATCTTTAGCAATAGTTGAATAGACTGAAGACATCACGGCAAACTTAGTAGACATAGCCTGAAGTTCCATAATAAGCATAGGAGCTTTTGCTGAAGGCACGTCTGGGTTCATTAAAAGCTTAACAACAATTGATAAGGCTTTATCTAAGTGCTCATCCTTCATAAACTCATGAAGGTCATTGAACTCAGTTATATTACTAATAAGCTCAAGAGTATTCTTATCCTCTGTCATTTTTAATATCCTTATCCAGTTTGTCTATAAATAAACCAAGAGGGTAACCAATTAGAAACCCTATTGCGATTCCGCAAATTAAAAATAATTCCATTATGCAAACCTCCCGACTAAACCATATCCGAGCCACAACCCAAAGATTCCCATGAGTCCAGCGAATACTGGTGGTGCGGGTACTGGCAACTTAAACAAAGCAAAAACAATGCCAACTCCTGCGCCTGTAAGTGTTGTTAGGAATACTTCTTTAATCATGATTCTCCTCATAAAATTGGATCAGCTCTTCAAGAACTGACCACTCAATAATGCCTAGTCTAACCTTAGACTCTGCTCCTATAATAATCTTTAATGCTGGGTGCATATCTCTATTTACTTTAAAGGTATCTGTACAAATCTTTGCCCAGTTATCTTTATTTAGATTGAATGATGTTCCTGCTTCTTTATAATCAACAAGGAATTTCTTCCATTTAGCATCACCTTTTTGATAATCTCCTCTTCCGCTATTCTTTTGAGCCTTAGCCCCATCACGCTTTACTTCTGATCTTTCTGACATCATCCCACCGAGTAAGAGTTTTTATGTCCGTCTGGGCATTCCCAAGAGATTGTTGTTGTAACTGCATCCCAAAAATACTCTGTGGAATCCTTTTCACACTTGCTACAAGGCTTTGATCCACCTATTTTTTCAAGCTCTGTAGTAAATATTTTCTCTGGCTGATTAAGAAACTCATTAATGTTTGGCATTTATCTCTCCTATTAATTTCTCTACAACATCTTGGTTTTCCTTTAAGTATGCTACAGCCTTTGCACGTCCTTGAAAGCGTTCTTTATTTACCGTATACCACGCTCCACCTTTTTCTACTATGCCGCACATCTCTGCAACATCTAAAGTTTCTCCGACAGTATCTACACCAAGAACGTTCCCTTGATAGTAGAAGTCGTATTGTCCCGATAAATTTGGGGGACCGAGTTTGTTGTAATCAATAATCCAATTGACTGGTCTGCCAACTCTTTGTTCAATAATCTTGTCACCAACCTTAACACCTGCTTTAATAGCATTAGCCTCAGCCTCTGAAGACCAGAGCTTGATAACGGTAGAGGAGAAGAACTTAACAGCCATTCCTCCCGTGGGTATGTGGCTAGCATGCATAGATCCAAATTGGTTTCTTTGTTGTGAAATGAGAACAAGTAATGTATTTTTGTTTGCATAGTTTAACATCTTGACTGCGTGGGTCATATCCTTTGCTTCAGCGCCGATTTGCTTTGTGTCTTGCAAATCCTTCATTTCGTTTCCGTCTTTTTCAAAATAGATAGCAGGAAGCAATGCTGAGATTGAATCTACTACGATCATATCAACTCCTGCGTCCATTAACTTGGTAGCAACATCAACCATGTCATTAACAGTTTTTGCTGGTGAGTAAATAAGGGAAGAGGAATCTACTCCCAGTTGCTCTGCCCAAGACTGGTCGTAGGAAGCTTCTGCATCAATCCAAGCGCATGTCTTGCCTTCTTTTTGTGCAAGAGCAATCATCTGTAGGCAGAAAGAAGATTTACCAGCAGACTTATTACCCCATACGAGTACTTGTCTGCCGTAGCCTAGTCCTCCACGCAACGCAAAGTTTAATCCGATACTAGGAGTAAGTTGCTTTTCAACTTGGACATCCTGTGCGGATTGAACTCTTGCTCTTGTTTTTGGATCTAATTTAGCCAGTATGCTATCTATTTCTATTGTCATTTAAACTCTTTCTTTCTCATAGTATAGCATTAAAATAAATTCCCGTGAAG